TGTTTAGACGGATGCTGTCATTTCAAAATATAAAGATGCTAATGTGAATCACAGAATATGAAAACACGAAGCGGTTTTGTATCGAACAGTTCTTCGGCGTCGTTCGCAATTGCCAAAGAACTTCTGAGCCCTGAACAGATCAAGGGGCTTCTCGATTACGTGTACGACCCAACTAACATTGATGGTTGGTTTATCACTGATACGGGCGAATACATTGATGGTTTTACTATAATGGGCAATGACGCCATTGACGATTTGTTCGAGAAATTGCAGATTCCAGATAAAAACATTCGGTTTCACAGCTATTAACTCCTATGAAAATTCGAGCAGGTTTTGTTAGCAATAGCAGTTCTTCATCCTACATTGTTGCGGTATTCAAAAAGGACAAATGCCCGCATTGTGGAAGAACAGACCCAAATTTCCTAGATATCGTCGAGGCTATTGGGGCTCGTAGTAGTGGAGAATCTGAGTGTACTCAACTCCATGAACGGGGAACCAAAGAAATTGAGCGGTATTTGGTCGAAGGTTTGAAAATGGACGAGTGGCGCCTCCCCGAAGAGATCACGGAATGGGAAGATGTTCTCGTCGTGTCAAAAAAGGCAGAAAAGAAGGGTTATGAGGTTGCCAGAATAGAGGTTTCTTATCACGACAACGCCTCGTCTGAAATGATGAATTCGTTGGAAGCGACCGGTGCGGTGAAAGTGTTGTGGAGTGACCATCGGGATATCAATCTCGATAAAGTAAAACTATGAAAATTAGATCCGGATTTGTAAGCAATAGCTCCTCGTCGTCCTTCGTGGTGTCACGAGTGGACGATTGTTTTGCTAAGAAGCCAAAACTCTGTCTCACACGGGTTCAAGTTAGAAAACTCAAAAAAGAAGGATTCAAGTTGAGTTATGCCTACTATCCATATCAAGTGGATATGGTTGACGCAAAGCCAGTTTTGTCGAAAGACAGACGGTTTGCTACGTGGGCGAAATATGTTATTTGTAATCAAGATGAGGTCATTCATTTCTTGCTTAAGAATCGAATGTCGTTCATGGCCGATTGTCATTATGAGCACGAGAGTTTGATCTACAACGGAAAAACCGATGCCCTCGTCATTGCTCAGAATTTTGGGAAGCAGGTTCAAATGGGCGGAAGAGACAAATATGATTTTGAGCCGTTCAGAAAAACACTTCCCGTCGAAAAAACAACAGGAATGGCATATCTAAAAAAATATGAAAATACGTAATGGGTTCGTATCAAATAGTTCTAGCTCAAGCTTTTGCATACTCGGAGTTGAGATTAACGAAGAAACGTGCTACAAAATCGAAGGAGCACGGGGGAAACTCAAAGGTTCTCGGGTTGAGGTAAAATATGCTATTAACGAATGGGACGATGGAAAGTTCGTTGGAATTCCCGCCTCTTCATTCAAAGATGATGAGACGCCCCGTCAAATCAAGCTGGAGTTGATTAAGACGCTTCACAAAATCGGGGTGGACATTCAACTGACCGATATTAGCTGGCACGAAGACGGCGGCTACAACGGTTAAAAAATCTCCTTGACATTCGGCAAATCCTGTGGTAGACTCGCCCCATGAAAATACGCATAGGATTTGTCTCGAATAGTTCAAGTTCTTCATTCGTCATCGGGCTTCCAGCAATGCCCAAGACATGGGAAGACCTTCATGTTCTTTTGTTTGGTCAACCAGAGGAGAAGGTGTTCATTTCCGATTGGGCCACGCCCGATGGTGAGGAGGACAAACAGTTTGAGTTTGGTTCTCATTCGATTGCTCAAAACATGTTCAATCAAATGGAAGACCAGACTCCGGTTTCGGATAAAACCCTCAGTAAGGTTTGTGATCCGGAGAAATCTCCAAAATGGATCATGGGTGATGAAACCCCACGAGGAAAGAAGCTCGTCAAAGAACTGGTAGCCCGTTATGGGGTGCGGTATCCATACTGTATTTCTCCTACCAATAAGACGGCAAATGAACTCGCTCGTCTGTCAGAAGTCTGCCGTAAAAAACACCAAGCGGATTACGTGAAGCGCCGTGCCGCACGTTGGGCGAAGGAAGCCAAGAAGTTCACCGGCCTCAAGAAGTTTGTCATCATGACCCAAAGCGATGGTGGACCGGAAGCTCATATTTTGGCAGGAATGGATTGCTGCTGGAAGCAAATTGTCCGAAGGGTGATATCTGTTCCACTCACAAGTCATTAATCCATGAAAACTCGATCGGGATTCGTGTCAAATAGTTCATCTTCTTCGTTTGTCGTGGCATTTCCACATAAACCGAAGAATGCCATGGATGTCCTCAAAATGCTTTTTGGAGATGTCGATCCAGCGACGAAAGTCACGCCCCGCTGGTGTACCGACGAGGCAGATTGGCAAAAAACAGCGATGGAACTTGCTGAGCAGGTATTTTCCGATATCGAACGACGTTGCCCGAAAGGGACATCCCTTAAACAAATCGTTGAGGAGTTTCAGAGTCGATACTATTACTGTGCTTCGGACAATGTAATGCTTATGACCGAATCTGGTCAAGCGGTCAGCGCCCAAGGCTGGGGAATGGCCAGCCGTGGACTTTTCTTCGGAGTTGATCCGAAGGCTCTCAATGAATTGGAACAGTTGGAACTTGAAGAAGAGGCGTTGAATAAACGTCATCGACAAGAGACGACAGATTTCATCAACACATGGCTCACCAAGAAAGGCGTGAAGGTTGTTGCGACTTATGAGGAGCCGGAATGGAATGCCTATCGTAAAGAATACGACAAAGCTCAAGTCTCACTTTACAAACGAAGCAAGATATACAAGTCGTTTCAGAGCAAGCAATGGAATGAGCGGCAAGTCATGTGGAATGAAACCAAAAAGGCACGTATTAAGGTAGCAAAAGCAGATGCGGTGGCTATGATGGCGGCTTACAAAAAAGCATTCTTTGCGAATTTCGAGTATGGAGATAATCACGGGGACGTTTCTGGTGATATGGGAACCGTGCTCGAACAGGGGAATGTGTGGGACAACATCCCACATGTCAAAATCAATCATCACTAAAACCATTATGGAATGGTTGAAGTCCAACATTGTTTATTTGACAAAGGCCGGAAGCCAAGCATACGGGCTTGCTAACGACTTCTCAGACCTTGATGTTCGAGGTATTTATGTTCCTCCCCGTTATGTAGAGAACAATCTGTTTCATAAATTCGAACAGGTGGAGAATCCTCCTTGTGTAGAGGAAATGTATGGCCATCTGCGAAATCCAAAGAATCCTAAATTCGATAGTTCTGTGTACTCACTCCGAAAGTTCTTTGTGTTGGCGGCTGATACCAACCCAAATATCATAGAGTTACTATGGACTAACGAGGAAGATCATCTAGTTTGCGGTTCTTTAATGAAAGAATTGATTTCCTATCGTCATAAGTTTTTATCTTCCAAAGCAAAATTCACATTTAGTGGATATGCCTTCGCTCAAGCTGCGAAGATCGAACGGCATCGTAAATGGATTGTTTTGGGCGAGGTTACTGAGCCCAAGCGAGAGGATTTTGGGCTTCCTCCCGTTGCCGCCAGAGGCGTAGATGAAGTCTTCGGCTACATCAAGTCCAAGGTGGAAGAATGGAACCTCAATCAGTTTCCGCTTGAAGAAAAAGACCGTGCTGACTTGAAAGAAACGATCTGGGAGTTGGTATGGACGCTCTGTCAGAAAGAAGTATCTTGGGATAATTGGCCTGACGCTTATGCTCAAGGTGTCATTCATAATCTCGGGAAGGAACTTTCGCTCAAAGATGAAGTTGTGGATCTGATCCATAAGGAGCGATTCTATTTCAAAGCTGTCAATAACTATAAATCGTGGCTCCGCTGGAAAGCAGAACGAAATCCTGCTCGTAGAGCGTTGGAGGAGAAATTTGGAATGGATTGCAAGCACGCTAGCCATCTTGTCCGGCTTATGAGGATGGGGCATGAAATCATGACACAAGGCAAAGTCATCGTGAAGCGACCTGATCGAGAGGAACTTCTCTCTATCAAAAACGGTGGATGGTCTTATGAGCAGGTCATGGCTTATGCGAAGGAAATGCAGGTTAAATTGGATGAAGCTTATAAGGTAACAACTTTGCCCAAGAGTGTTGATCACGCCAAGCTCAATGAGCTTTATCATTGGCTTACGGAAGAGTACCATACTATTCCCGAGAGAATGGATTGACTGATATGAAATGCTTACACGAACAAAGCAAATCCACCCGTGACGGAAAGGAATGCGTCAAATGCGGCCTTAAATGGAGTCTTGCTTTGAAAGAAAAACGAGAGTGGAATATCATGAAAAGACCACAAAAACATCTTCATAATCCTAAATGGATTCCGCCTGAAAAACGGATGGAGAAGTACAAGGATTATGGTATTACCAATCAACCAACGTCTGATCCGGTGTGGGATAAGTTGAGATGGACGAAGTTCAAGATTGTTGTCCCCACAGAACAGGACAAGAAAAATCTTCAGGCGGCGTTTGAATATCTCCACGATTCCAGAGATATTGATACTGATTTCATCGTCGTTAATCAACTGGTTCATGAATATGAACATGGGGATGCTAGTGATAAACATTCAAATATAGTGGTAAGCCCCTCGGTATATCATGATGCGGAACAGAAAATTTGTATCCATGATACAACGTACATTGAGGATGGGATACGGCGATGTACTAGTTGTGACGTTTTCATTGAGATTACAAGTTTCAGGGGCCAATGAACATGATTTGACCTGTGAGTAGAGTTCTACTAAAACCCATTCACCTTGATCTCAATACCTCAGAGTCCATCCATCGAAACGTTTCTCTTGGCTATTACGAAACAACTCCTCAAGGAGTAAAGCGATTCGTTCCTTATACTTCCGACGAAATGGGAGAGATTCATAGTTTCATTAGCCCATTTAGAGACCGATACAAGCGGATGAAATGGACGAAGACGAATAAGTGGAAAGATCAAACGAAAGCCAAGAAATCAAGATGGAAATACCATCCGACCTATGGTGGGTTGAACACCGCACCTAGGCAATAACGGGCTCTGGATCGCTATCAGGGGGCGGAAGTTCTGGAGGAGGTTCCTCGCCTTGTCTGGGTGGAAGTTCTGGTACGTAATCCAGTTTCCCTGCCCGCAAAGCGGTGATTACTTGGTCTTTACAAGTTTTACAAATGCCGTGGCTGTCCGCCATGAGAGGAGCGCCCGCCGAAAGTGGTTGTTCGATTGCTCCATTATCTTTTCCACACCACGCACAAACGTTTCTGCCTGCTTCATTAAGTACTTCATCGACGCACTCTTTGACCATCCGTTGAAATTTGATAGGATTCATTATAGCATCGGATTCGTTTCCGGATCATGAAATTCGGAAGGAGGTGAATCCTCATTAGTCGTTGGATGCATAGCCGTTGGAGTCTGGGCCGATTGCGGCGTCATGGTTGGCATCACTTCTTCAAGTTTCTTCAGGTCGTAGTAACGACCGGCAACGTGGCGGATATCTTCATAGAGGACTCCTAGTTGTTGCATCTTGGCATAGCACTCTTGCGCGGCCTTCTGGTATTCCGTTACCTTCTGTTTCATGGACTTCATATCCTTCTTGATGATTTCCTGTTGGAACCAATCACCACATTCGTTAATGGCGTAAGATTCAGCCAGCGTGGCGAATTCGTTCAATGCCTTAGAGGAATTCATGATGGAATCTTCTTTGCCAAGGGCTTCTCCAAATGACTCGAACATACACGCCATTTCGTGTAGGCGCTTTTTTTGTTCAGGTGTTAGTTTGGGGGTTTCTTCGGAAAATCCTTTGGCGGGAATACTGCCGAGGTTCTCGATAATGCGTCGTAGGGTAAATTTGGTTGTTCTTGGAGTGGTGCTCATACGGTTATAAATATGGACGTGGAAGCCATTATTACATGTTTTTGTCGATTTCAGGCTGCTCGTAGGTATCGAAGTAATCAATCAAGTCGCTAAAGTTCTTGAATCGCTTGGTTGGTTGCTTTTCTTTTTTCTCGTCTGGTTCCTTTAACCCATTGCTCGGTTCCTCGTCCAGATAGAAGAACTCGGTTTTCTTCTTGGTCACCGGGTCAATTTCCTTCTTCTTGTAAACGCGCATCTCCGGATCTTTGTCGGTTCTCATGTAGTAATCCCCGTCAAAGCCAAACCCCATCGTTGCCAAATGATCAACATCTGGCCAACGCCATGAATCTACATTGATTAGCCCTGATTTTTTTTCATCTCCTATGATATGCAATATTTCTTTGAGAGAGATCATATTTATACTGCCTTCCATTCATTCAATCTTCGAGCAAGCGTTCTAGGAGGAAGACATTGGATTCCCATTTCTGTAATCGTCTTGTATATTTTGTCTCTCCCCATTGTCCGCGATAAAGTAAGGATTATGTCTTTGGTAGTCATATCAATTGCTCTATAACTTTTGTTTGCACTTCCGAATAGTTTTGGGCGAGTTTTGTTGGAATTAGCTACGGAGGTTTTGATTTTTTGTTGTATTTCTTCAGGAAGATGGAAATAAATGTTACCACCACGACCTCCCGGTGCTATGTTGTATCCAATGGTTTTATCCGTAGCACGTAATTTTTCGATCCAAAATACTTCTTTCTCATTTAGTTCAATTTGCGTAGAACACGTTTCTAATACTTCTTTTATGAAATTTTCTTTTCCGTACTTGTTTATAGCATTTTTTAATATGAGACCAGACCCCAAATAATCAGGATTGTTTTTTACATCTTTTCCGATATAAATCTTACCATTCACAAGATTGGTAGTTTTGTATATTATCATAGGTCAAGTGTTCTCAAGAAATCTGCAAGGATGTCCGCCCCTTTGATTTCATCCGTGAAAGTGATGGTTTTGGTGATGGTGATTTGGTTATCCGTAGGTGATTGACCAGTTGCCAGTTCTTTCAAACTTGGCATGGAAGGCATACTAGGTTTGGCACCTGTGGATTGAGTTGCTCCTCCTTTGGCTGGTGCTCCTTTTGGTGCTGGCATTCCTTTTGGGGAGGTAGGAGGCATTCCTTGTTTTGGTGCTGGCTCTGGTTCGGGTTCTGGTTCTGGTCGAGAACTATCGTGCTTGGCGAACGCTGTAAATACAAACTGATTTCCCTGACGATGTTTTTTGATGACGGTGGTTGTGTTGTTTCCAAAATCATCAGTCGTTTCAAACCTTGCCGAAAATGGATCGATCGTTGTTGGCGCTACGATTTTCTTGAAGTTAGCCAGTGCTTCCATTTCTTTCGGAGCAAATTGAATTCCTCGATTTTGATTCACAAATGGATCGAAATTTCCCTGTTGTGTGAAAGTCTTGGCGACAACATTTCTTTCTGCGTTCGGTTGTTCTTCTGAAATCCACATGGGCTCCTGTGGAGAAAGCGTCATAGAGTTTTCCTTGGCGACACTCGCCTTGTATTGCTTCAGTCCAATGAGCAACTTTCTTTTATCTTCAGCCGTCATGCCTTCTCTCATTTCCATGAGAGGTTTAATCGCGGCCTGTTGTTTTTCGTGAGAGGTAAATGGCATAAGGATAAAATATCTCAACGTATAAATATACACGAGAACGCGAAGAAGGCACGGAAAGTTCAAATGGTGAAGTTCTTGCCCAAACTAAAAAAATCGCATTTTCGATTTTTGTTTCTATATTTATATCACAGAATGCAACAATCCCTTTGTTGCTGTGTAGAAGTACCTTCAGTGGTACACCCCAATAACCTTCATTGGACTTCAAATAAGTTCAGAACCTAATAAGGATTCAAAACAATATGGAATCAAACCTATTGAAAGAGGCTATCGCAGACGCAAAAGCCGTTCGAGCCACAGCACTGGCAAATGCCAAGGTTGCTCTGGAAGAAGCTTTCGCGCCACGCTTTCACGCGATGTTTGCCGATAAGTTGAAAGAGGAAGCAGGAGTCAAAGAAGAAGAAGTGGTCCCTCCGGTAACGGAAGAGACGGTCACTGAATCGGAGATTGATGAATTGATCAAGGAACTTGAAAATGAAGTCGGTGATGACGCTCCACCCGCGCCAATGGGCGGGGCCGAAGCGCCCCCAATGGGCGGGGCCGAAGAGCTTCCAATGGATGCCGCACCAGACGCAATGCCCGCAGGAGAGGGAGCACCTCTCACCGCTGGACAAACTGTAAAGTTGGTCCCAGTGCCAGACGCGGGTGCCGCGCTTCCGCCAGCTCCAGAAGGTGGCGAAGAAGTACCTCCAGTTCCCCCAATGGGTGGAGAAGGAGAAGAAGGACAAGACGAAGAAGTTGACCTCAATGAGCTTTTGGAATCTTTGAAAGAAGAAGCCGAAGAGCAAGAAGAGCAAGACGAGAGCGTCCTCAAGGAAAACGTTCCTGTGAAGTCTTCCGCTGTCGGTGGAAAAGTGGGTGGTTCTGATAACAAGAAACCATCGACTGACGCCAGTGCGACTTCTCATATCGAAACTGCCGGAAAAGACCGCGTTGGAATGCCAACGGCCAAAGTAACGGCCCAAGAGCCAACCAATGCCTCTCGACCAAATGCAGGTCCGGTGACTCCATCCAAGATGGATACGCCGAAGCTTGCTAAGGAAGCCGTGGAAACGGGTGTTCCGGGCGGTAGCGTAACGGCCAAGGAGCCAACGGAAGCTGATAGACCAAATGAAGGTCCAGTGACCAAGACAGATATGTCAACACCAGCACTTGCTAAGGAAAACGCAATGCTGAAGAAACAACTTGGTGAAGCTACCGACACGGTAACTTACATCAAAGGACAACTTAATGAGATTAACTTGCTGAATGCCAAACTGCTTTACACGAACAAGCTGTTTAAGGAATTCACCATGAACAATGAGCAGAAGATGCGCGTTGTTGAAATGTTTGATCTCTCGAAAAATGTTCGTGAAGTCAAGCTGACCTACGCAACGATTGCTGAGTCCCTTAATTTCAGTGGCGATATGAAGAAGAGGCCATCCTCTTCCGTTCAAAGTATCACTGAAGGCATGGCATCCAAGCAGGTCGCATCAACCAAACCTTCGAAGGCTATTATCTCCGAGGGTCAGTTCGCTAGCAGAATGAAGAAACTCGCAGGCATTCGTAACGAACCACCAAAGAAATAACTTAAGCGAGAACCAAAGAAAAAGAATAACATATGGAAAACGTAAAAGAACTGTTGACCAATGCTCTTAATCCGCAGGCCCGCCTCATGCAGGAAACCAGAGGTCTGGTATCCAAGTGGGACAAGACGGGACTGTTGGAAGGGCTGAAGTCCGACATTGAAAAGTCCAATATGTCTGTGTTGCTTGAGTCTCAAGCAAAGCAGCTTATTGAAGAAGCCTCAATTACAGGCACACAAAGTAATTCAGAACAATGGGCAGGTGTGGCACTACCACTCGTGCGTCGTGTGTTCGCAGAAATCGCAGCGAAGGAATTCGTCTCGGTTCAACCGATGAATCTACCATCAGGTCTGGTATTCTACTTGGATTTCAAGTATGGATCAACCTCTGGCGCATTTACGGCTGATTCCAGCACGAATTACTCGTCTTTGTTCGGTGGTATTAGCTCTAGTAATCTCGGTAATGCTGGCCAATGGAAGCTTGGTTCAACCAATGCTCCAGTCGGTGGTTTGTATGGCCCGGGTCGCTTCGGCTATTCCGTGAATGATCAGTACGCTTGGGGTATTACGATGACATCTGCTTCGGCAACCATCGCCGATGTCAACTTCGATACTGGTAACTCTAATGATCCTCTCTATTCGAGCCTGTCATCCTCGCTCGGATTGAGCCGTCTATGGGTTATGACATCAACCAACCTTAGTAGCGTAGTAGTTGCTGCATCTGGCTCTGCACCTGATTTCAACGGAGTTCGCTCCTTTACGATCAGTGAAGTTGCAACGTCAGCATCACTCTCTACGACTCTGCCATACTTCCCCGGGTTTACCAAGACCAACGGCACCGAAGTATCGTTCGTGGTTAGCTCGTCTGACACCCGTGGTCCAGCTGCTGCAACGTGGGGCGTTGGACTCTCACTGCAACCAAAAGACACCTCTCGTGGTGACTTTGAAGATAAGCTCGGGAAGAGCACCTCAACGGATACCGGTCTTAACAAAGACATTGGTATTCCTGAAGTCAACCTCGAACTCCGCTCCGAACCAATCGTGGCGAAGACTCGTAAGTTGAAGGCAGTCTGGACTCCAGAACTCGCTCAAGACTTGAACGCCTACCACTCGGTAGATGCTGAAGCTGAGTTGACCGCTCTGTTGTCTGAGTACGTCTCGATGGAAATCGACCTTGAGATTTTGGATATGTTGATCAACAACGCTCCAAACATCAACAAGGAACGATGGTCTGCCAAGCTCAACCGTGAAATCGTCAAGACCGGCGTAAATTCTTACGCATTCTCTGATGTGACCACGGCGGGCGCAGGTGGATACTACACCAAGGCGACATGGTACCAAACCCTCGGAAACAAGATTCAAAAGGTCTCTAACAAGATTCACCAGTTGACTCTCCGTGGTGGTGCCAACTTCATGGTAGTCGGCCCAGACGTGGCGACCATTCTCGAATCCATCCCCGGATTCGTGGTCAACACCGATGGTGATTCTGCCAAGTTCGCGATGGGCGTAAGCCGAGTCGGAGCATTTGCTTCCCGATTCCAAGTTTACAAGAACCCATACATGCAGGAAAACCTGATTCTGCTCGGATTCCGTGGAAATAACTTCCTCGAAACCGGCGCAGTTTACGCTCCCTACATCCCACTGATCCAGACACCTCTCGTGTACGATCCTGTCAATTTCACACCGAGACGCGGTGTTATGACACGCTATGCAAAGAAGATAGTTCGACCCGAATTTTACGGATTAATTTACGTCTCCGACGTAGATACGGTATAATCGTAACGTTCTGATAATCACACCCCGAAGGATTAACCTCCTTCGGGGTTTTTGATTTTATTGAAGTGTTTCCGTAATGCTTGTCTTCCCATTCCCAACTTTTTACATAGCTCTCGTTGACTATATTTTCCGGACAATACAAGAGCCTTAAAGTCGCCATAATGATTGGAAAGATATTCTTCAGTATTTTTCCTTCGTTCCAGCCATCCATCTTTATGTTTCCATTTCCCGGTTGATTTACCTTTATTCCATGCTTCATGAGAATGTGGAATTCTCTTTGCCAACATCAATCTTCGTTCGTCGAATTTCTTCTGTCCTTTTTGCTTTCCATATCGATCGATGAACCACGGCAAAGTAAACCTTCCTTTCGCTTTGTCTTTCTGTTTTTTGATGGATTCTTCGGTATGATTGCGACCGAACATTGGATTGTTTTCTCCTGAAGAGATTTCACTCATTTTCTCTATGAATGCTTCTCGACCGGGATGATGTGTGATATTGTCTCCTCCCTTTGCTATTGAACCAATGTTGTACCCAAGTCCTCGTATATACGGCTTGAAAGTATCGAGATAATACTGTTCTCTCTCAAAAAGTTTTGTCTGATCTGGCTCTATCTCTTCGAGTATGGAGAAAGAAAACTTATCTTCCCCATAATAGTTCCAAGAGTGTTGAAGTTTGGGGTTGCAATGACGATTGGTCCGCAAATCTCGTTTATGGATTGCCCACCGCCATTCAAAGTCCTTTGCACTGCCGATATAGAATTTACCGGTGACTTCGTTTGTGATTTTGTAGATTCCACTTTTCATACTACCATATATAGCAGAGTTCTACGGCATTGTCAAGATTTTTCTTGACTTTGTTTTCGTTGTGTAGTATACTTATAGGCGTATGATTATAGAAATCAGAGCAGGTGAAGATGGAGCCGATGCCAAACTTTTGGTAGCGGATCAAGTGGATATTTATTCTCGGTTAGCACGCCGGGGGTTGCTTTGAGTTCTCCATAGTTGACTTCAGACCGGGCCTCGCCATTCTCCAAATCTCAGGGAAAGATACCTCTATCTTCGCCAATGAGGCCGGGGGGCATCGTTGGCAACGCATACCACCCACAGAGAAATACGGCAGAGTTCAAACCAGCACCATAACGGTAGCTGTTCTCAAAGAACCTTCAAACCAAGAATTTGTCCTTCAGGAACGGGATTTGGACATAAAAACCTGTAGAGGTGGAGGCAAAGGAGGACAACACCGCAACAAAGTGGAGACCGCTGTAGTTATCACCCATATACCTACCCAAGTTACCGTTCGGTGTGAAGCAAGTCGGTCTCAACATCAAAACAAGGAAACTGCTCTCAAACAACTACGAGCAAAATTGTGGGCGAGTCAAACACTTCATCAAAACCAGCATCAAGATAATATTCGTAGTTTTCAAATAGGATCAGGAATGCGCGGTGATAAACGAAGAACCATTCGAGTTCAGCACGGAGTAGTTGTAGATCATATCACCGGGCAGAAATGGAGGTACGACGATTACCGCTCTGGAGATTGGGGTGTATAATGGTCTTGGTGGTGATATTTATATCCTAGATATAATGATTTCATTTGCCGAAATGATGCGGAAAGTTCTGACCGAAACGATGTCCTTTATGGACTTGTGGAGACGGACGGATACGGGACGTAAGACTAGAGCATTTCATGTTAAGCCCAAATCTCTTGGCGTAACGACGATGGATGGTCACGAGGCGTGGACATTCTCTTACAAGTCCGAAAAGCCGTGGAATACAACTGGGTTACGTCATCAAGGATATGTTCGGTTCCTGAAAGAAAACGTTGAGCAAGTGGATAGTGCCAAGGATTTGCAGTGTATGGTGGATTGTTCTTGCCCCGACTATCGTTATCGGTTTGCATATCGCAATGCTGAAGCTGGAGCAGGGACTACGGGAGCGAACTCGTTGAATCAAAACAATGGGCAACCACCCAAGACCAAGAATACGGATCTGGGAACAGGGATGTGCAAGCATTTGACTTCTTTAGGTGAGTATTTGAGAACAAAATGGGAACCGATGGCACCAGAACCACCGGGGACAGTTCCATTGCAACCTGTAGCCCCCAAACCAACAGTTAGACCATCTGTGCCATCAACTCCAAGCAAGCTTGGTATGGCACCAGAGCCTCCCAAAAAACCATCCTACTACTCTGATACCAGAGCAGGGGATTTGTTGGAGGCACGTGGGACACTATTTGAACGCATTCAACGATTTGTAAAAGCTAACCCAGAATTTGAAGTGCCGTATGAAGACGAAGAATAACCTTGAAGAACTTGTCCGAATTATTGTCCGAG